GCGCCTGTCGTGTTATCAGCAAAACTGGTGCCAGTTAAAACTGCTCTGGTTTTCCTTAATGCTGTTGGTGTTGCATTACCCATTATTTATACTCCACATTAAATGCGCTTCCAAAAGCGCTGTTCTGGTTTAAAAAAAGTAACGTTTCCCCATCCTGAAGAGTCCCGCTTCTCACCCTAAAATATATATAACCTTCTGCGTCTCCTTTTTCCACTCTTCCAAATTCAGGACGATAAAAAGCTACATTAAATTCTCTTGTAATAGAAAAAGCACCTGCCTCATCATCCCCTGTTATATCCTCCACACTAACACTTAATACAAGACCTAAAGCACCACTAGTTCCCCCTTTTACTAAATCTCCTATTGCTGGGATCTGCATATCAAATGCAGTTCCAAATGCCATACTGAATACGGAATCTCTAGCAGTACCAGCAATGAATGGAATTCTATATAAAGTTATATCAGAAGGAAGAGTCTGCCCATCAAATCTTTCATAGCCATCTAGCCTTCTATACCTTCCTCTTACATCAACTTCAAAATTATCAGCAGCAACTAACTCACCCGCTCTCATTGACAGAGCTGGTTCTACTAAATTTACACCACCCTCAAATGGAAAATAACTAGACTGAAGCCCAGAAGGCTTTAAAGACCTATTAGTTAATTTTGTCATTGCGGAACTACTGTAAAATTAGTAATATCCTGAGCTCTTGAGAACCTTCTATTCTTTTGACCAGGTAACTGATCAGACTCTAACTTATCTAGTAAGTCTTCAAACTCAGCTAAGGCACCAGATAAAATTTCAGGAGCATCTTCATTTTCAGCATAGTATATTTTCGCTCTCGATGTTATTATCTTATGCAGTCTTGGGGGTATAGCCGATACATCTGCATCTGCCGCTAGTTCAGTAGGAGTTGCCCAATACGCAACAGAAATAGCTGTAGTTGCATCTGGGGTTGGGTATACGTCTATAACATTATCAGGCTTTACTGAGAATACTTCTGGTGTGCCTGATTCAACTACACCCATCTTATACTCTAAATTGTAATCATCCCAATCCATGTACTCCAGCTCTTGATAAGAGTCTGTAGCTTTGGAAAAAACAATAGCATCCAGTTTCCAATTACCTACATCACTTGGAGATGTCAATGTGGATGTTCCAACAACTGGGGTAATAGTAGCTTCTGTCCACAAGAAATCCCAATTAAACCACCTACTTTGTATATCTAGATCAGCTTGCTTCACATAACGCACGACAGCATTCTCCTCTTCTGAAAGAGAGGTTGATGTAACATCGTCTGGCCCTGTTCCAGGGATACCAATATCCCTCGCCATATTTTGACACAAAACTAGATAAGTACTCATTTCAAATTCTTCATTATGTCCTTACAAATATCGTTTGGTTTTATATTAGCAGCGCACATTGCACCGCCAGTATTCTCATCCCTGCTACATGTATTGAATCCGTAATGCATTTTATGACAAGGAAAACAAAAATTATCATAATAGTCTGGCCCAAAAGAGGTAGTATTATTCCAATGCTTTGACAAGTTCTCTTCAGAAGAATGCGAAAGCATTACAATCTTATGGTTATCTAAAGTAGAGGCCGCATTTAAAACCCCTGTTTCTGGCCCTATTACTATAGCGCAACGATCTATAAAAGAAAGAGTTTTTCTTATTGACCATTTACCTGACTTTGTTACAACCCTCTTTTCTTTTTCCCAGCCCTGTTCTAGAAGTTGACATAAATCATCACCCACAGTTACAAAAGAAACATCCTTTCTTCTAGACAACACACTAGCTATCACACTGTCAGTCCAAGGATATACCTTATGAACTGAAGACCCAGATAAAGACCACAATATTACATGCTTAGACTTTATCTTTTTTCTTTCTTTTTTAGCCCACTCCTTTTCTTGCCTAGTAGGATAAAATTTAGGATTAAATATATGTGGAACACTCGCTAGATCATGGGTTCTCTCCATATAATTAATATTACATTCTTCATGTAACTTTTCCTTATCCCAAAAGAAACGCTCGTCGGCTTTAGCTAAAACCACATCGCCATTTCTAAGGGTAGAGGGTCTATCTGGAACAACTAGTAAAGAAGCTTCTATTGATTCAGAAAGTTGGATTACTTTATCAAATAAAGGTGGTAAGTTTTCCCAGTACTCTGTAAGTTCTCCCTCTGGAATCATGTTAGTTTTTTGAACCAGAAGCTCGTCAACATAAGGATTACTTTTTAATATATCTTCTCCAATAGGAGATACATTAACACAAACTCTGTACCCTTGTTCCTTTAATAAAGGCAATATCGAACTAACCTGCAACATGTCTCCAAAAGCCCCGTACCTAATAACGCATACAGTCTTTTCTTCTCGAACGCCCCCAAAATCAGATGGGGTATATTCGCTCAGCCCCCTTTCGGGAATCTTTATTATTTTCACTATTTCTTTAGAACGCCCATCCTGCTATGACGCCGCTTCCTCTCACCATTTGTCCGTTAACTCTACCTTCGTTATTTGTTCTTCGTTGATCATACCTAAAATCCCTAGCTCTTTCATCAAATAATTGAGAGCCACTTGTATATCCCTTAAGAACCGCTTCAGTATGACCATACCCCATCTCTGGAGTTTCAACTGCACCACCAATGAATGCTTCAATTGAATTCATTTTTTTAGCCATTTTAATATCCTCGCATGGATTAGGGGCGGTTTCCCGCCCCATCACCAATTAACTTAACGCCATTCAAACTTTCCACGATCAGTGGAAATATTTGATTTAGCAATACCCTGGGGCATCTGGTTCTTACCAATACTAGCCATGCCTAGAGATTTTAAAGACTCTCCAGATATGTCTTTCTTTTCGATAAGGCCATTCTGATTAACCGTTGGGTGGTTTCCTGCTGTATCTTTAGCCATAATTGACCTCCTTAGTACCATTCAACAACAACATACGGATAACCCATACCAGCTTCAGTACCAGCATCTACCCCAACAACTGGGGTACATTCGATCTGAGTATCAGCCGGAATAGCCTCTGCAATAATAGCATCCGTATCATCTTGGATATTGAATGTATCAGTCAAAGTAGTGCCGTCCGAAATGTTGAGTTTGCAGTAAGCATCTGCATCTCCAGTCGTCCCGACCTGAAATGATGCATCTGTACTGTCACACGCGAAAGTCTCTGTAACCTCAATACCAACATCAATAATGGTTCCTTTCTTACCCTTTGGCCCCTTAAAAGAGAAAACGGTAGGTGTACCATTACCTAAGTCTTGGCTAGCACCAGATTGGATTCGCGTAGTTACAGGATTTGAATAACTCATAATAATATCTCCTTAAGCTGCGCTATCCCACATCACGATACGTGACTGGGCCTGTTGCGTGTGTGTTATGCCAAATCCGCCAAGGTAATACCATGCGACGCCGCGATCCCTTCCGTAATCCCCAGGAATTTTCCCGCGAATTTCTTCAGGAACTGCAATTGCCTCAGCAACAGTATCCTCGCCAAAGAACAAAGCCCAATTGGATTTTGAATTAGTCCACGCTGCAGCAGCAGTAGACATACCCGTCTTCGCAATATTAGTTTGTTCTACGAATCTAACGCCTTCGTAACGACCTATTTCACCATTCATAATCATCTGAAAACCAGGATCAACATACTGCTTGATTGATTCTAGATCATCTTTCAGAGTACGCCATGTCGTCGGCCATGCCAAAGCGTAATAATCATCATCAGCATAAGCTGGGATGTTACGTTCTTTCATGGTATCAACAATTAACTTAACATGTTCTTTCTGAAAAGCCACGTTATTAGTTAGCGTACATGCCGTGTTAGTCGTCAACGTGAGAGCTGTCGTGCTTGTTCCAGCAGTAGGAACTACACGCAAAGCACACGCATTAAACTGAGCAGCAGCAAGAGTATCAAATGCTTTTTTAGCATCATTCTTCAATACTTTCCTTACCACCTCAGCCACAGGCTGCTCAGAGAGATCGTCTAACTTGCCCGTCCACGGTACAGAGTTACCTGCTTCCGTGATCGTCATTGTTCCCTGAGAGATAGTGAATGAGGTTTCGGGGACTGTATTGGTTTCAACTAGTGTGCTTCCTTGGGTGGAAACATCACTAAACACGTTCCAATGGAATGTATCACCTCGATGAAGCCCCTGATGCGCTGCGTCTTTTACGTCGCAGAACTGACGGAACTTTACCATTGGCTGAACTGCCATCCTAAGAAGGCGGCTCAGATTTAAGGCATACATATAACCACCGGAGGTGCTAACTGACCATACTTGTCCAGCCATAATTACCTCCTATAGAAGTTATAAAATTTGGCCTCTAGCTTTTCTCATCTCCTGAACTATTTCAGAAGCTGTCATTGGAACTTCATCAGAACCAATGTTGGCAGAAGCCCTTGCAGATCTCGGCTGTTGCACAATTTTTTTCTTGCGCTCCAACCTACCATTTTGATTAGGCATTGATCCAGCCCAATCGCGAGTATACTCAGCAGCTGCTTCTATAATTTGATTAGGTGTCCAATCAGGATTATCCTGAGTTAGGGTGACCGTCTTATTATCAGCAATTGTTCTAAGCTCTGGAGATTCTGCTATATCAGGATATTTCTCCTCAAAAGACTTTACAGCCTCCTGAAGACTTTTATGATAAACAGCTTCTCTTTGCTGTTTTACTGCTCTTTGTCTACTCTGGTCATAGGACATAATAGCCCTATTTACAACCTCTTCTACATTCTGGGTAGCGTTACCGCGCCCACTATTCGACAAGGTTTTTAATAAACGAGCTGCCTCAGCAGCATCATCTTCAAACAAAGCGCTATGATATTTTTCAACTATGTCGTCAACATCACTTACTTCGTCTTCTTTAGGCGCGTCCTCTTGGGATGGCTGCCTCTTTAGGTTTTCCGCATATTGGCGTAATTGCTGTTCTCTAGCCATTAACTGCCTTTCTTTTGCGGAGGCTTGCTCAAATTTCATTTGAGAAGCTTTATCTTTTTGGTGAGATGATTTTAAAGAATCAAAAGAAACGTCAACTTCTTCTCCGTTGACTTTAATCTTAGTCTTCCATTCTTCTCCATCATGCCATACTGGAGCTTCTGGAGGTTTCTCCGCTAACTCTTCAAGATCCTCCTCCATTACATCCTGACTTCTTCGCTCGTAAATTTCTTCTAAAGCTTTTTGTCTACTAGATGGGTTTACCCCTTCTATAAGTGCGTCTTCAGAAGTCTCAACAACCTCTTCTAACGCATCCGTCTGGGTAGCGTTATCATTTTCCATTTTATTTACCTACGGTTCTAGTTCACCGGATGTTTTATATCTTGAAATAGTCTCTGCGTTTTCTCCGGTAGTAATCACAGAAGCTAACCACTTTAATATATTTATAGGACAAGATAATTTATCACTAATGTCTCTATATACTTGAATCTCTTTTTCTGGAGAAAAACTCCATCGAGACTCAGACATTTTTTGCAACTCTCTAATACCGTCCTTATACTCATTAGTGGCTCGTTCTACTATAGCTTGACCAATGGATGTATTTAAGAACTCTCTAGTATCCTTTCCTACTCTTATTCTTTTTACTAAATCATCTATCCCCACTTCAAAGGGATCGTAATAGTCCATATTATCCTACCGCGTAAGGTATCTTATTATAGTCATTCCTAGCCATAACTCCTACGGGTCCTTCATCTAACATTTCTTCCTGTCTATTCATCTCTTCATCCGCTATCTGATTAATAAGTGCCTCTCTTTGCAGCATTAACTCAGCTCTCCTAGTTGCTACATCTTCCTGCTTGAGCTGCAAATCTATATACTGGAGCTGAGCATCTATTTCTTTCTTGCGAATCTCTGCACCAGTCTTCATATTCATAGCCTCAAGATTACCCTGCTGCTTCATCTCCTCTACCTGTATTCTATTATCTAATTTCATTTGTTCACTCTCAATTATTCCCTGCATCTCTTCCAACTGACCCTGCATCTCAGCAAGCCTAGGATCGCCTTCAAAAGATATAAACCTATCTCCATCTTTATACCCTAACTGACCAAATACTTCTTTAGTAAGCTCTTGCATATTTATTCTTTCTGCCACACCTGGGAATGCCGCAAGGGTTTGTAATCCCATCATTAAATTCTGAACCTTCTTTAAAGGATCAGTTGCGTTTATTCCAACATTGACCTTTAATAAAACTTCATACTTAAGAAGATCATCAACTGATGCATCCTTCATGGATTGATTAATAGCTACCGCCGCTTCTCCAGCCAATCCTAATATTACCTCGTCTGTCTCATAGTATTGTTCTAGTCTAAGCATCTGCTTAAGAACCTTCTCTACCCAAGTTTCAGAAAATGTTCTTAAAACATATTCAACTACACTCCCAGTGCTGTTAGCTAAAAGCGACATTCCACCTACTGTT